ACTCTAGGCCGGTGATAAAAGCTCTTACAGAGCCAGCGGATCCGCCTTGACCGCCAGAAATGGAGGCGACTGCGGTTTCAAAAGTTTCTCCCAAGAAGTATCTTTTTTGCTGAGCTGTCTGTGTAATGCCAGTGTTCGCAAATGTCGCATTTGAGTTGGCGACGCGTCTAATAAACTTCTTTGAATTTCTTGCGAAATTGAAAGTAAGGGTTTCGGAAACTGAAGCACCGTCATTAAGGACTTGAACCGTGAACTGACTATCCGGTCCATTGGATTCGACAAGGGCGTTTGTTGCTCCTGTGGTGGGCGTGCCGAGCGATGCTGAGGCAGCAAGAGTTCCAGATAGTCTTATACTGGCGCCGTTTACAGTGTAAAAAATGGCGGCTAGAGAACCAGTTGCGTACTGTCCGGCTGAACCGGAAGGACATACGAAAAGTCCGTAAGCGCCTTCGCCACTGCTGGTGCCCACGGTGCCTTCTGTGTCATATCCAGCGCTGCCATACGTCCACCAACCAGCTTTACCTGCTGCGGTTGTATCAGTGTGGGCTCGGCCTAAAACACGAACCACAGTTAAAGGAGAGTTATTCGCTAGCCAAGCTTGTGCTGCATAAGCAGCGTAAGTAGGTGCGGTTGCACTGCCGCCGGCTGAGCGCCAAGAGTCTTTTGCACCTCCGCCGTTTTGCGGGTTTCCAAATATCTCTACGAATTCAGAAAATGAGTTAACCTTAACTGGGCGGAAAGCGGGTCCTTTGACCGTTCTACCAATGACCAATGGGCCAACGTCTCCCGGGAGTGAAGGTAGTTGGGAATTATCTATTTCATTAAGAAAAATTCCAGGTGATACGAACTTAAATTTTTTAACTGACATTAGTTAACGCCTCCTTAGTGCGAATTAGCCTCTTATCTAATGACTTTAACGACTTAAAGTCTACTATATTCCTCTAATAAATAGTAAGGTCATTTTCCAAAATCCATTTTGAAATTTTAAATTAATCTCTGTATTCGCCCTTATCTGTTTGAGTAGGAACATCTCCCATGACCACTCGCTCTCGACCAATTTTTACATCGACCATATTTTCTCTGTAAACGACCTTTTGTCTATCTTGGTTTTTGTCGTCTCCGATGATATATCCCAGGACCTGAAATTGTATCTTAGTTTGATACTTTCTTTCTTCCTCCGACAGGTTGACAACATTATTTTCTGGACTGAAATCTTCCTGTACAAAACCTTCGTACGTATGACCGTCTCTTCTCAAAAAGAAGTGGTTTAGTCCTGCGCCGATTGTAACAAAAGGTGTCATAATCTCATTAATTTGCTGTTGATATTCTGCTTGAATATTAATAACGTAATCTGCATAAATGTAAACAGGCAATGGGATTGATACAGTTTGATAAACAACTTTAGAATTGGGCCTGGGATAGTTTAACTGCTTATTTAACCTATACGCATCGGCTCGGGCGAAATTAGATGATTTGTCTTGCTTGATCTTCCTAGCAACGGTTACAATACCTCCTTTGCCGTCGTCAGCGCTGAGAGGATCTCCAAAAATGGCCGACTTATCTGCCAAATCTTTTCTTATCGCAGTTCTTTCAATTGAAATAGCTGGTAAAATAAATGTATCTGTTTGATCTCTTCTTTCTTTTTGTTGTTTTACGTGGTGGGCTCGTTCACCCGAGACCCAAATAACAGGTACTTTTTTAAAACCTTTGTTTGTTGTCGCGAAAGGATTTAAATGATCATTAACAAAATCAAAAAGAGCCAAATCTATTGTTTCCAGAGTCGAAGGCATTAAAACCTCTTCTTTTACAATAGAGGGATCCTCTACCCCAGTATAAGAATAATCTTTATCTTTAGTTGGCATCGAATAGTCCCTCTCTGGAGCGGATACACTTGGCCGAGATCTCGACTCTATGTTCTATTTGCCCAAACATCTGCTTTGGCTCATTTAAAGTTACAATTTCATAGTATATGTCACCATATTGTACAAAATCGCCTTCCCTGACATACAAGTTTTGATCATCTGTTAATCTTCTTTTGTGAAAATGTATTACAATGCTCGATTGTTTATCCAAACCATAGTGTTCGGTAGTGGTTTGGTGGCCTTCCCATTCTACAAGGGCGTATACTCTGACTGGGTTTAAAAATGATTTAACAATTGCCTCCCCATATAAAGGGTGATAATTTGTATTTGTCAGATCAAGAGGAAAATATACTATTTGCTGGCCAATAATTCTTTCAATAAGCTCATCATTGACTTGCTTAACTAGATTTCTTTCCTTTTCTCCTAAAAATAACGGAGGAGGAGGCTGATCTGGTTGTTTCCACTTGTCGTCATCATTAGCCATCTAGTACCCTACCCTACAAAGATGCCGGCTGGAACATTTTTGAATGTTTCATTTGCGTTATTCGACATCGCAGCTTCTTGTTCAGCGAGCTTCGGATAAGTTAGCTCTTCTAGAATAGATTTAAGTTCTTCTCTTAATTTATCTTGCTCATCTTTAGCTTGCGAGAGGAGATCTGATGCGTTTAAGGTGACAGATTCGCCAGGAATTGGAATAGTTCCAAACTTTCCTCTAATTTGCCCTAACATTTCTTTGGACAAGGAAAAAGCAAATCTTCTAATCCATTGTTTACCAATACTGTTAATATTTTCGTAAGGTATGTTAGAGAAAGGTATTGTATTGAGATTGTTAATGCCTTCTGCGCCGGCCAATTTGTCGGAATCTTCTTCCCACGGCTCTTTATGAACTGTGAATCTAACCCAAATTTTACCAGGGCTGATCTCTGACGGTGTTGGATAAAGTTTTAATTTATTATTATGAATTTCATAAGAATAGTGCGAATTTCTAGTCCAAATAGCATCTTCATAAGCCATGGCTTGTGTTTTATTTTGCCAAGGGGGAATAATCTCAAAAGTAGAATCATCCGCAAACTGACCATAAGTCGACATATTGCCAACAGTGTTCATACCGCCGTAATACCCATAGAATCTCCACATAGCATGCGGCGTCTTGTAGTAAACTTGCCTAATAGTAACTTTATTATTACCAATAGAGTCTGCAAATGTAGCATCGTCGGCAAGAAGAGCCTGAAGATCGTATTCTTGCTGATCTGTTACTGCCTCAATAGATGCGGTGTGAATATCCAAATTACCATTTAAGTTAGTTTCTTCTGAAACTCCTTCAGATATTCTTCTTGTGTACGTAAATCTAAATTTAGGATACTTAAGTGAGACATGGGTGCCGTCTAGAGACGAAGATAAGCTGCCAGACTGAAGTGTGCCGTCGTGATCAAAAGTGCCTGTTTGGGCGCCGAGGAGGCTACTCATAACACTCTTGCCCTGATACAGATTAACAATATACGAGTATTCTAATACAGCTTCTTCGTATGCAGAATAAACATTCTCTTCTGTTAACTCAACATCTAGGACATCACCGCCGAGCTTTTTGTAAGTATATGCAACCTGGTCAAGGGCTCCGGAGACGAAGTTTGAATCATAAAAATCTGCCCCAGGAGTGGCATATATACCAAAAGGATAAGAATCAGTTGATTCCGCCTTCGATATTGTGCCCGTAACTGGCAAAGATGTAATACTTAGCGTACTGGCAGGTGTTAAAGTAGTTACTGGCATTCACGGGATCTCCTTATTATATCTTAATTAGTCAGCACATAAAAGAAAACCCTGCCTCGTAAGAAGCAGGGTCTCTTTTTTTAAGTATTGTTATACTTTACTTACTATCCAAGTAGCTCGTTGATAACAACTAGTCCGTACATATCAGGTCGGACCATCTTCTTGGCGTAGCGAGTCATCACGCCCTTACGGGGTACGAAGTCCTCGGTACCGAAGATTGTCGGTGTGACCTGGAGTGGTACATACGGCGCATACACGTAGCCGCTCTCAAGGAAGTTATTTCCTCTACGACCAACTAGTACTACGTTACGTAGGAAGTACGGGTCAACCCAGACGTCCCACTTCTTGCTAAGGCTACCGACCTTGACGGCACCATTTCT